AGATCATTTAGCACAACCGTGGGATTGCGAATCGAGGAATCATGGCGTAGTTGTGATGAATCGTGTTAGTAGTAGCCCGTGGGTAGCAAAGATCGACCATGAATTTTACTCTGCTCGATACATGTTTACCGTTGATTACACGGACCATGATATTGCGGATGATCCTGCCCAACATAAACAAAGTCATGTCATGTATATTACAGAGCCGGGCGCTTGGTACGGTAATATGGTGGCGTTGCCAAATAATCGAGTAAGGGCTACAAGCCCTGCTTTATGGGCTACTGGAGAGGGCGCACCGGATTTTCGTCCTAGTCAGACTATTCATTCCGCAGAGGGACATGAAAGCTATATGGACCCATCCATTGTATTTGACAACCTTTATCACGATAATGAGGCGGAAGACTCATAGGATGCGGAAATGGCTACGTCTGGGACCACAACTTTTGAACTTGATGTAAACGATTACATTGAAGAAGCTTTTGAGCGTTGCGGCTTAGAAGCTAGAACGGGCTATGACCTCAAGTCCGCCAGAAGGTCTTTGAATATTCTTTTTGCAGATTGGGCTAATAGAGGGTTAAACCAGTGGACTATTGCTCAACGCACACAAACAGTAACCGCAGGTACTGCTGCTTATAATCTAGGCACTGATATAATTGATATTCTGTCCGTAGTGGTAAGGCGCGACAATACGGATATTTCTGCGGAAAGATTAAGTCGTAGTGAGTTTTTAAACATACCTAATAAAACGACAGAAGCGCGGCCTAATCAGTTCTTCCTTGATAGACAAATCACCCCGGTTTTGAATGTTTGGCCTACGCCAGAAAACAGCACGGATGTGATTATATACGATGCTTTAACCCGAATAGATGACGCGGGCGCATACACAAACACCGTAGAGCTTCCCTTCAGGTTTTTCCCTTGTCTTGCCGCAGGACTGGCTTACTATATATCCGTAAAAAAGGCTCCTCAGAAGACACAGTTGTTAAAAACTATTTATGAAGAAGAGTTTGATAGGGCTGCAAATGAAGACAGAGATAGAGCTTCTTTTAACATAACGCCAAATTATATGTATTTTAGGACTTAAAATGGCAAAGTATGCTTCAGGGAAACACGCTTACGCTATATCAGACCGCTCCGGGTTTCGTTATAAGTACAGAGATATGCGTAAAGAGTGGAACGGCATGTTGGTTGGCAGAGATGAATATGAACCAAAACAGCCCCAATTAGGGCCATTTCGTTCTGATGTAGATCCACAAGCTTTGCGCGATGCACGGCCAGATCGTGTGGAGCCTATGAAAGTTTATGTGGGCATACCTAATGTAGAAGACATGGCTCCTAAACCGTTTAGAGGAATAGGGTTTGTTGGACAAGTAACGGTGACTACATGAGTTTTACTTACACGCAGCTTAAAACTGCATTGCAAGATTACACCGAAAACGAAGAAACCAGCTTTGTTAATAATTTGCCTGTTTTCATAAGACAAGCCGAAGAGCGCATTCTTAAAAACGTCCAATTAACTTTATTTCGTAAAAATGTTACTGGGACCATTGCTTCTGACAGCTTGTATCTTAATCTTCCAGCAGACTTTCTTGCGCCTTTTTCTTTTGCTTTAACGAACAACAATGAAAAAATATTTTTAGAATTCAAAGACGTTAACTTTTTACAATCGTTTAACCCAAATCCCGCAACAACAGGGGTTCCCAGATATTACGCATTGTTTGACGTTGAAAATCTTATTTTAGCGCCTACGGCATCTGCAAATTATGAATCGGAGCTACATTATTATTACAGACCCGCCAGTTTAACTGCGGGAGCAGATTCTGGAACAACGTGGCTTAGTGAAAACGCTGAAGTTGCCTTACTTTATGGTGCTTTAATCGAATGTTATACTTATATGAAAGGCGAAAACGATTTGATGCAACAGTATGACAAAAAGTTTATGGAAGCTTTAACGGCTTTGAAAATGTTTGGCGAAGCAAAAGAAGTTACAGATGCTTATAGAACAGGACTTGTGACGAGGCAAAAAACATAATGTGGACAGATAGCGCAAGCACTCCAACTGATTTTGGGATTACAGTTGCTACCACGCAAAACCGTGGCTCTACTCCCGAAGAAATAGCAGAAAGATGTGTAAAACACATTATATCTGTATCAGACACTGCACCAGAAGTTATTAAAGCACAAGCTCTGGCGTACAAAGAACAAATGTTGGTTTTGATTTCTTTTTATTTAAAAGAAGCAATTAAAAGCGACAGAACAAATGTTTACAACATGTTGTGTGATGCGGGACAACCCAAATTAGCGGAAGCGTTAAGGAGATTATAATGGCATTTAGCGGAAATTTTATGTGTACCAGTTTTAAGCAGGAACTCCTTACCGGTACGCACAACTTTACTAATTCCAGTGGGAATACTTTTAGACTAGCGTTGTATACGAATAGTGCAAGTTTTACAGCCGCAACAACAGCATATACCACTTCAAATGAAGTTAGTGGCACCGGTTATTCAGCAAAAGGGGCGGCGTTGACAAACGTTACGCCAACAACGTCAAGCACAACAGCTTTAACAGATTTTGCGGACGTTACTTTTGGAAGCAGTACCATTACGGCGCGTGGAGCCTTGATATTTAATGATTCGGCCTCTGGAGACCCCACTGTTTTGGTTTTAGATTTTGGTTCTGATAAAGAATCTTCAAGCGGTGATTTTGTAATTGTTTTTCCAACGGCAGATGCGAGTAACGCAATAATCAGGATTGCGTAGTGGCCGATGCAAGTGTTGCTTTTAGTGGTTGGAATTCCTCTAATACAACATGGAATTCAGGCACTTGGGGAGGAGATACAGCAGTACCGGGAGCCGCAGGTGCGGTAGGTTCGGTTGTTGTAGTATTAAACGACGAAGTTACTTTAACAGGGTTAGCGGCGTCAGCATTATTTGATGCACCTACCGTAATAGCAGGGACAGGAATTTCTGTTAGTTTGACGGGAGTGCAAGCAGCAGGAGCTACGAATCAAGTTTTGATTTGGGGTAGAATTATACCGGATGCAACAGTGACTTGGACGGAGATTGTTGCAACGCCTTAGTGAAGGAGAGGCATAAATTATGGCTACTTATGTAAATGATTTAAGGTTGACGGAGCTTGCTACTGGCGAAGGTTCAGGCACTTGGGGCACCACCACAAATACTAATTTAGAACTTATTGGAGAGTCTTTAAGTTACGGAACAGAAGCTGCTTTTGGGTCTGACGCAAATGCAACTACTACAGTTGCTGATGGTTCTACTGATCCAGCGCGTTCTTTTTATTACAAAGTAACGTCCGGAGCCACTTTATCGGCTACTAGAGAATTAACCATCGCTCCGAATACCATGAGTCGTGTGATGATTATCGAAAATGCCACCACGGGTTCTCAGATCATTACTATAAAACAAGGCTCTGGCGCGACGGTCAATATACCTAATGGTGGCGTAAAAATTGTTTATTTGGATGGCGCAGGTTCGGGTGCGGCTGTTGTAGAAGCAACAGTAGATTTAGACCTCACTGGCACAACTACAGCCGCAGCCATAACTGCTTCAGGTGTTATAACTGGTTCAACCGTAGAAGCTACCGGCGACACCTCTGCTAGTGATAATTCAGCTTTAGGTTATACCGCCGCTGAAGGCGCAATACTTACAGGTCAGGGAGCTACCTCAGACGTTACTTTAAAGAACGATGCTGATGGCACCGTATTAACAATTCCTACCGGAACAACAAATGTAGACATCGTTGGAGATGTTACAGCAGCAACAGTCAATGCAGACGGTGATACAGCCGCAGACGACGCTGCGGCGATGGGATATACCGCTGCGGAGGGTTTAATACTTACAGGACAAGGCTCTACCTCAGACGTTACTTTAAAAAATGACGCTGATGGCACCGTATTAACAATTCCAACGGGCACAACGAACGTCGATATTGTTGGAGATGTTACAGCAGCAACGGTCAATGCAGATGGCGACACTTCTTCTGGCGACAATGCCGCGATGGGATATACCGCTGCTGAAGGTTTGATCCTTACAGGTCAAGGTTCTACTAACGACGTAACCATCAAAAACGATGCAGATGGGGATGTAATGGCAATCCCCACTGGGGGCACTGACGTTAATTTTCACGGCAATGTAAATATATTAGCTGAAAACGATTTACGTCTTCAGGATGCAAGTGGCGGTCAGTATGCAGCAATTCAAGCCCCCTCAACCATAGGAAGCAGCTACACGCTGACGCTTCCTGCGGATGACGGCGATGCGGATCAGGTTTTAAGCACAAATGGCAGTGGGGTTCTGGACTGGGTTACCTCTGGCGGGGCTTACAACGCATGGCTAATAAAAACGAGCGGGTATACGGCTTTGGTTGGAGATCAGATCATCGTTAATAGTGCCAGCGCAGTAACCATAACGCTTCCCGCTTCTGCTTCTGCTGGGAATACGGTAATAATCAAAGCAACAGGCGGCGGCACGGTGACTGTAGGTCGCAACTCACAAAACATAAATAGCACCGCATCAGACGGAACTTTGTTGAGCGGCACGGCTGTTCAGTTGGTGTATGTTGATGGCACTATTGGATTCCTCGAAATCTAGGAGAATATAAATGGCAATTTTA